GGCGGTGCCATGCATATCGGCAGCGAAAGAAGCTGGTCGAGGGTCGTGGCGGCGTCGATCGTGGCGTAGAAAAGGTCGAAGGCGAACCCGGGGAGCTGCTGCTCGGCGTAGGCTTGCATCCAGCCACTGTCGTCGTTAGGGTATTGGAGGCTGAGTGCCTGGTTATTCCAGCTGACCATCGGTTTCATGGCGTCAGTGGGTCCGTCGATGCTGCCTCCAGAGAGGGAGAGCACCTTGGCACAAAGCCGTCCGATGACGGGAGTGTTGGCGTCGGTGAGAAGGAAAGAGCGGGCTTTTTCTTGTAATTTCATGATGGGAGTGATTCCCTGGGGAAGGCTGACCGTGACATGGAACTTGCCTAGCTGTCGCATAAGCGAACAACAGCTGGAAGCGTCACCTTGCCACACGTCGGGGCCGTATTGGCGCGCGAGAAATTGCACACCAGGTTGGCCACGCATGACGCGGGATATGGTCAACTCTTGACCCCAAGATTTAGCCACTGCAACGTATGTGGGAGAGTCCATACCGGCGACGACCCCGTCGTCACCGGCGTGGGCACCGAGGCCCGCATAAGCAGCCTCTTTGGACATCCCAGATTTGCGTTTAGCACAATACGCAATGAACCCGTTGCGAGCGGTGTTAGAACAGGAGGTATCGGCGGCCCCTGAGCCCTGAGAATCGAAGAGCTCATATTTGGTGTTGAAGGCGCCATAGCCCCTGAGATTAAGGTGGTTGTTGAAAACTTTGTCTAGACGGTTGTGGTGCATGACGGCGAAGTAGCGCATCTGGCCGGCCCTGTCAAACTCGCGGAGAGCAGAGTTGACGTGGCCGTCCATGCGGCTGAAATCAGTCAGGTCGACGTATTCGGCGTCGGAGCACACGTCGACGACTTGGTCGGCGATTTCAAGTGGAGTTCTGCTGAACGAATACCACTTGGTGGTCTTGAGACATTGTACGAAGGAGTAGATGAATTGTGAGTACTCGATCTTGTCGACGGCGTTGAATGTGGATATAGGGCGGGGATCACCAACCTTACCAGCGGCTTCCTTCTTGAGAAATGAGGAAACTACGCGCCGGGGCTCGGCGGTGGCTAAGGCTTCATTGAAGAGGCGTCGCTGTGAAGGCCGGTCTTGATTCCAGTACACGGCCTCTATTTCGACGGGGTGTCCTTCGTGGGGTATTGGGATGACCATCTCCCAGAACTCTGCGATGCACAGAGACATGAATGCCGTGATGGTACTCTCAGTACGGACATCAACGACACGGGATGCTATGGCTCGGCGTTCATTTGCGGGTCCAATGGTGGGGCAAAAAGCAGCATGGACTACAGGAGACATGAAAGCACGAACAGCGGGTTTTTCAGATGGGTCATATTGGTGAGGTTCATGTTGGTAAGCACGTACTGCCTCAGCCACAGGGTACACAATTGGGGGTGTACAGGGCGATTTGGTGCGGTGGTACTCGACAAGTGCAGCAGCTGCATCACGGTTGCCATCGACGAGGCTCATGACTTGGGGAACGGAAATTGGAATGTTGGATAGTCGTGAAGTGCCTGAAACAGTGTCATCGACAGTGACGGGCACAGTGGCGTGGTAGTGGGCCCCGACACGCCCCGTGGAAACGTAGAGACCTTTGGAGGTCATCACGCCGAGGCGGAGAAAAAGGCCCTGGACAGGGTTGAGCCTGGTAAGGTTACTGCCACGCAGTAGTAGTGCGAGCCAGGCATTGGTGAAACCCCAAGAAGCGACAGGGGATAACAGTACAACCTGGTGGTGCTCGCTGGTCTGTTGGCGGTCAACGAGGTAGGTTGCCGCACGGTAAGGTATGCCACAAAACTTAGCTGACACTAGGATGTTGTCGTGTCCATAATTCCACACGTGATGGGAGTAGGAAGCGCCACCTGACACGAGCATGGTCAAGGACCCGTCGGATTGGAAGGTGTAGCTATACTCAGCGCAGTCATTAGCGACGTGGGAAGGCTGGAAAGTGTAGATAAGGTGGGGACGGAATTGTGTAGCAAGAATGAAGGGCATGTCCAAATGCATGTCAGTATCAACATAGCACTGGAGATGGTCGACGCGAGGCACATCAAAAGATGGTGCGGCGCTGACATCCTTGGCGAAGGTGTATAGCCGGCTGCCGGCTCGGCCCTTACGGGAGTCGGCGTTACTGCGGGCAATATGGAAAGGGGTGAGCCCGATGCTGCTAGCGAAGCGAGAGAAATAGGTCGAGGCTCCGTTGCGGTCACCGGCAGAATTCGGGTGGGTATGTTGTCCCCGAATCTGGCTAGATTTTAGTGGCATGTTGCTGAAAGTCACGCGATATACTTCCGGTCGTACCAAAGGTAGCACGATACGGAAGCTGAGTGCACGCGTGTACACGGTTTCGGCAAATTGGACGATGGCCTCATAGACAAGGTAAAGGACTATGGCAATGAGGCCCAGCTGGGCGATGATATGGATCCAATCGTAGCTGGTGGCCGGGCGTTCGACGCGCCACATGGGATCATCGAGAAGCACATGGTGAAACGTGGTCTCGACTCCATAGAATATGTCGAACAAGGCTCCGAAAGCCGACTGTGGGAGTGCAGAGGTGCACATCCAACGTACGGCGAGTTCGGGGTATTCGGTGTAGTCGGGAGCTGGGCTGTCAC